TAACGGCATCTAACCACAAAGTTAAGATTGAAACCATAATAGATAAAAACGAAAAGTATGGAAGAGTTTTAGCTAAGGTATATAATGAATCAGGCGCATGCCTAAATACCGATATAATTGCTGCAGGTTTGGCTAGAGAATATTACGGCGTAGGCGATAAGACCTGGACGGAATTTAAAAAAGGTTAATATATATTCAATGTTAGTCAGTGAATTGGATATACCATTTGTAAAGCACACCTATACAAGAAGAGAACAAAAAGAAGAAACGTTTGAACTAAGAAATAAAAGTTGGATTGGTAAAAATAATATAGGATATGTATTATTTAGAAATGAAGACATTAATGCTTTTCTTAGAGATGGTCGTTGGCATACTGCTGTAGGTTTATTGGCTGAAATCAACCCTAATCTTACTCCTGAATTTAAGGAGAGAAGAAAAAAGGGTTTAATGGCATTGAACGGTGATGCTCATTTAAGATTAAAAAAACTAGTAATGCCTGCATTTACTGCTACACACGCAAATAGCTTGAGACCATTCATGAAACAATTGATGGTTGAGCTTTTGCAATCATTTCAAAATGAAACAGTAATAGATTTACAAAAGGATATTTTTAATTATTATCCCATTCCAATATTATGTAAACTATTTGGTATACCTAGTGAAGACTGGAAACTTTTTAGTGACTGGTCATATTTAATGTTTAATATTTTTAATTTAAACGGAGAAATTGATCAGCAAAAAGTTTCTTCTGCTCAGTCAATGTTTGATGTCTATACCAGTAACTTAATTGATGATAAAAGAAAAAATTTAACAGATGATCTTTTGTCTGATTTAATTAGGTCCAAACAAGATGGGGATAAGCTTACAAATGAAGAGCTAACCATGTTGATCGAAATAATAATAGCTAGTGGGATAGACACTACTAGATGTCAACTAGGACTATTTACTAGAACTCTTTTAGAAAACAATCTTTTTAAAACATCTATAAATTTTTCTTTAGAAGAAATAATTAGGCATGATTCTGTTTTAAGAGGGACTGTAAGAATAGCTTCTGTAGACATAGAATATAAGGATGTAATCTTTCCTAAGGGTACTCTAGTATATCTTAATCTTGTATCGGGCAATTTTGACGATAACACATTTGTTGACCCACTCATGATCATGGAAGACAGAAAAGATATCAATAAGAGTTTATCTTTTGGTGCCGGTCTACATTATTGTTTAGGCGCTGCTTTGGCTAAGGCAGAAATTGAAGAGGGAATAAAGGTGTTAATTGATACAATAGGTGATACAATAGTTTCTTGGGAAGCAAATGCTCTTCCAGTAACATCAGTAATTAATGGACTAGAATCACTAAAGGTTAATTTAAATGCAAACATTCCTTCCGTATCCTGATTTTATTCAGTCAGTAAAGGTTTTGGATTACAAAAGACTTGGAAAACAAAGAGTAGAAACTTTCCAAGTTCTTAATATACTCTTAGATAGAACACCAACAAAAGGTTGGAGAAATCATCCTGTTACACGCATGTGGTCAGGCTACGAGGAAGCACTTAAGCTCTATCAGAACTTTACCATTTTAGAATGGATAGATAGAGGTTATAATAACAATATGAAGTTTGAAGAAGTCGATCATGCAGCATTAGTGTACCCTCCGTGGTTTGGCGAAGATCTATTTCATAGGTCTCATAGATCAAATCTGCTAAGAAAAGATTACGAATATTATTCGCAATATTTTGACGAACCATCAGATTTAGAGTATCATTGGCCAATATGAGTATTACAGTTTATTTAGCCGGAGCAATGGACTACGTTGGAGACTATGCGAGAGGCTGGAGACAAGAGGCAACTTTTATGTTGTCACAAAGAGGTTATAAGGTTCTTGATCCAACCTCTATACCAGAGGACTATACTATGTCTCCAGATGAAATTGCACAAAAAAATCTCTTCATGCAGAAAAAATCAGACCTTCTTCTGGTAGAATACATGCTGGAAAACAGAGCTTACATAGGCACTGATTACGAAATGGCTTGGGCCAAGATGCACGATCAACCAACGGTTGTAATGTGTTCAGAGCAAAATAAAGATCGTCCATATATGAAATATATGGCAACCAAACTTGCAGACAACCTGCAAGATGCTATAGAATATATAGCAGTTCATTATCCAACAAACTAAAAAGGAAAAATATAATGTCAGACAACAAGTTCAAGTATTTTGCTGTTACCACGACCAGCTTGGTTAAGGCTAACAACAAGGCAGAGGCACAGAAGGTAGCTATGGGTCGCCGTGGTTCCACCGGAGAGCTTCTGTTTAAGTCAACAGAGATTGAACGCATTTCGTCGGTAGAGGCACGTGAGCAGCTCGAAGAGTTCACCGCCTGATATTAGGTATCCGAAGTGGGGGGTTGGGGTTTCCTGACCCTCCACTTTATTTATAAAGAGGAACAATGCTAATAGCGCAAATGGTAGGAAAGAATGAGTCAGGTAGATTTCTTGACAAAGTTCTTGATAGGTTGTCAAATCAAGTTGATAAAATTGTTTTTACAGATGATTGTTCAGATGATGACACGGCAGATATAGCGGAAAAATACGCACAAGTTTTTAAAAATAGTGAAACTCTTTTTGACAAACATGAGGGTCATCTTAGGTCAAATGCTTGGAACAATCTCAGTTCGATAGCAAAAGAGGGTGATTGGATTATTGCAATTGATTGCGACGAAATGCTGTACCACGAAGAGGGATTAGAACTTAGAAAGGTTTTACAATCAAGTCCATATGATGTTGTAAATGTAAGATTCTATCACATGTGGAATGAGTCCCAATATAGGGTAGATAAATTGTGGGCTCCAAATAATAGTTCAAGAATTTTTAGATATAAAAATGGTGGAACATTTTTTGATAGAAAATTAGCTTGCGGGTCCGAACCAACTTATGTAGTTGAATGGATAAGACAAAGAAATTACTGGGCACATTCTGGTTTGTTAATGCAACACCTTGGTTACATTAAAGACGAAGACAAGATCGCCAAACATGAAAGATACATGTCTTTAGACAAGGGTGAGTTTCACAACATAAGACATATTGAATCAATTATAGATCCTAATCCCATACTATTGAATTGGAACATAAAATGAAAACACACAATACAAAAGAAACAATTATTAAAGTAACAGAACTCTTAGAAAAGAAAAATAGGTTTGCGTTTGTCTCTTATACTAGATCGGCATTTTTTTCTATAGTTGGAGATATTAAGGGCGATAAAAAGCCTCCAAAACATTTTGTTCAATCAATATTAAAAGGTATTACTTCAACAGAATCAAACTTTATGGCTGCAATGCAACCAGATTTTATCAATTCACAGGAAGATAAAGTTGGAAAAGTAGGTCTTAAAGATAAAACCTTTTATGATTCATGCTTCTTAGAGAATTATATAAATGAAAACTATGACATATTTAAGACCTTTATGCAGTACTACTTTAAGCATAACAAAGTGTTGGTCATATCTTTTCAGCATAAATCTAATATAGGAAAATTCTTTGCAAAAGACTCGGCGTTTATCCAAGTGCCATATAATGATTTCTATGATAAATTAGACTCTGTATTAGCTCAGGTTTCTGAGTTTGAAAATGAATATAGCATGTGTATACTAGATTGTCCCATGTTTGCTTCGGCTATAGCTCCTAAGCTTTGGGAAAAAACAAACATGTCAATACTAGATCTTGGTAAGACGTTAACAGTAGCAAGAGCTTTTGATAGAAACAAAGAGGCAAGCGTTGAAGAGCAAATGGGAAGAGCACCAAGATGATGATGAGTTTCTCAAAGACCTTTTGTTTGAAAGCAATCTTACTTTAACTGAAATAGCTAAAGAGTTAAACGTAACAGTTGCTTCTCTCAATAAAAGAATGAAACAACTTGGTCTCTCTTGGATAAAAGAAAAAAATAAAAAGATGTCTAGAGGCCAAACGGCTTTGACATTGGTTATGAAAAAACTTTTACCAGGTGAAGAGATTGTCAATGAATTTCATTTAGGTGACAAATTAAGACTTGACGTTTACTGTCCTAAATACAAACTAGCTGCAGAGTATCATGGCAGACAACATTTTTTTTATACTCAAAGATTTTTTGATTCAAAATATGACTTTGAGGAAGCTCAAAAAAGAGATAAAAAGAAATTAGAAATGTGCAAAGAACTAGGGATTGCCTTAGTTGTTTTTAGGTACAACGACAACCTTACAGAACAGTCTGTTTATGATAGAATGTTGGATGCAATAAAAAGTGCACCAGAAATTCCAGTACGTGTTCAAAAAAGAACATTAAAAAACAATCAATTCTATTTAGAGGCTAAGAAAAAAAACTCAGAAAATAGAAAAGCTTATTATAAAAAGATGAAAGAAAAAAGAAAACAAGATGGAACATGATTTAGACGTAGAGCAAAAGGAAAAAGAGTTTCCTATAGAATATCAAATATTTGCTCTGTGTCTGAGAGAACCAGACGCCATCAGTTTTTTTGATGCCTTTCTTCCAGAGGAAATAGTAGGCACTATACATGGTCACACTGGAATAAATGAATTCTATAAAGCTTTATTGGCATACCACCACGCAACAAAATTAAATAGCGTTGATCCAATAGCTTTTAAGGTTTGGCTAGATTCAGAAACTGATATTTATTCAGCCCTTGGCGGAACATCCGGCGTAGATGCGATGATGGACATTCTTATGTCTATGGAAATGTCTACACCAGAGTCAATTACAAAACTAGTAAAACATAAGGCAAACAAAAGAAAACAGTTAGATTCCCTGCAGGAACTACAATTGCTGATCACCCAAAAGGGTGAAAAAACAGATAAAGATATATCCAGAATAGCACAAATAACTTCTGACATTAAAGATCTAGAAAACGAATTAAATTATAATCCTCTTGAGAATGTAACAACTGCAAATGACATTTCAAAGAGAGCAGAAGATTTATTAGAAATTCCAAACTTTCTTCCAACCCAATACAAATCTTTAAATAGAGCAATGGGGTACACAGATGAGGGTGGTTTTTTTAAAGGAGCTGTTCATGCAATCATCGCCGGTTCAGGAAAGGGCAAAAGTACTTTTGCTAAGTGCTTGGTAAACAATTGGGCTGATGCTGGCTATAGAGTTTTATACGTAAACTTTGAGGAAGCTATAACCCACTGGGAAAGAGTTTTGATGACTCAAATTATAGGCAAAAATGTTTATGCAGAAGCAGCCAATTGGAGTGAGCAAGACAAACAAAAATACATAGGTTTGTTTAGAGATAAGCTTAATCAATGGGGAGACAGATTCATGGTTAGACATGATCCAGAAACTCCTTATTTTGAAGACCTCGAAAGATGGCTTAGAGACATTATGGGCAGTGATGATCGCATACCAGACGTAGTAGTGATAGATACAATTCAATCTATGTTTACTAGAGGTGGAAAAGGCAAGCCACGTTGGGGAGAATTTGAAGAGATGATGGTTCGTTTAGAAAAACTTGCCAGAGATATGAACTGTGTACTAATAATAACAGCACAAGAAAACTCTAATAGAATGAAAGAAAAAAGAGAAGTTGTTCAACAATCTGATACTGGTGGTTCATTAGCTATTCAGCAGAAGTGTGCGGTAACTATATTTATAACAGAGAAGAAATTGGTCAGCGGTGACGACTCAGAAGATGACAACATCATGCAGTTACAGATACCAAAAAATAGAATTACTGGATCAACTTTTGTTTACGATTCTCCTTTAGTTAAATATGTTGATGAGAAAAAGACATACGAAGAGTATGAAGCTATTACGCAAGAAAACTACAAGAAAGACGCAGACTTTGATGTTAGCAACATCCTAGAGTCTATGAGCATAATTTAGGAATATATGTTAAAACTAACAATAAAAGAATTAAAAGACTATCAACTTTGCGCCAGATTATACGACTATAGGCACGTTGATAACCTGCCAGAAAAAATAGGGGGAAGAGATTTAACATACATGAAGTATGAGACGGCACTAAAAAGTATTGTTAATTTTTTCTTTTACAAAAAACAATCTGGTTCAGTACCGTCTTATTCTTCTTTGTTGAATAGATGGGAAAAGCTATGGTACCCCAAGGGCACTACGGCCTATGATATAGCCCACGAACAACACGAAAGCTTTTATGGAAATAACGCCAGCCTAACCAGCAGAGCTGCTTCCGCATTATTGGCTATATCAGAAAATTTTTCTGACGAAAATATAATACCCATGGCTATAGATGAAGAGTTTATAGTTCCAATTAATAACAAGGTTGCAATAACCGATAGGTTTGATCTGATTTATTATCAAAATAAAAAAATATACGTTGTTAAATGGGTTTTTAATATAAAGTTTAAAAAACAATACCTATATTCAACAGACTTTGCAGTGATGAATATGAGCTACTTTAATAAATATGGGAACAAAATAGATATTACAGAATTTGGATATTACGATTTGTTAAATCCAAAACCAAATTTTACAAAGTTTGAAAGCAAGAAAGAAGACTTAGAAACCGTTGACGCTTGGTGTACCACTTTGGTTGATGATAAACTATTTCTGCCAAAAAGAGGTTTAACCTCCTACTGTTCTGCATGCCCATACGATGCCCCATGCTCTAAGTGGAATATTAACATAAAGAAGAATGGACAAAACAATGTCAAATAATATATTAGACGAAATATTATCTGAGAACAACTCTGTAATACCAAAAAAAGACGAAGACAAGATCCTTGAGCCGATTCTAGATGAGATAAATTATATCTTTGATGAATCAATTAAATCTTTTGTTAGGTCTATTCTTTTAAGAGCGTCTAGTTTTTGGATAATACCTTCAAGCTTTTCTGGCAAGTATCACCCTTCAGACGAACACAATCATGGTGGCAATGTTATTCACACCAAAAGAGTTGTAAGAGCAGCAAAAATAATGTCAGAGTCATATTCTCTTTCCCAGGAAGATACAGACATAGTTTTTGCAGCGTGTTTGTTACATGATGTCACTAAAGGAATAAAGTTACAAGGAGAAGACTCTTTTCATTATGATCCAATGCACCCATACACGGTAGCAAAATTGGTAAAAAAATGTCAAGAAGACGACAAGAAATATGCGTCTGAGTCACAATCTTCTACGCTTTTTGTTTCTGAGGATATTGTGCAGTCAATTCTTAGACTAGTTCGTTGTCACCTTGGACCTTGGTCTCCAGTTCCAGAAACAATACCGATAACCTATATGGATATGATTGTGCACATGGCCGATAATGTGGCTTCAAAGGTGCACTATATAGTTGACGGAGAAAATATAAACGCTGATAGATGGAACTTAAACAAAAATGAACCAGAGTGATGATAGATTATTAAAAAGATTTACTGCTATTAAAAAAATGGATTACTTTATAGAGGAATCTGTTTATTATAGAACTCACTCAGAAGAGATGGTAGAGGATTTTAAAAAAGTTTTATGGAATTCAAAAGAGCAATCTGGTAAAATATTGTTATATGAAGATAGAACCTGAAGAAAATAAATTCCTTTCACAATGGAAATATTACGAGGTTGCAAGATTCGTTCCTAGCCTTAATAGGGTTATAAGAGAAAAGAAAAACGGATTACCTATAATATTTACCCAAAAAGAATTAGAGGAATACTCTTCCTCAAACAGCAATACAGGCATATACACATCTGTATTTGCATATAATTCAACCAATCTAGACAAGGCAACTAGGTTGGGTCCATTATATTTCGATATAGATAGTGACGACATCGAACTTGCCTTTAATGAA